CCACTTCGCGTCGAACGTGACGAAGGGCGAGACCAGGGACGACACGTCGAGGTCGAGCGTCATGGGAATCTCGAACGCCACCCCGTACACCGCGACGCCGCGGTTCTCGATCGTTCCGGTGAACAAGTTCTCCAGGCGCTGGAAGGTGGCCGTGCCGATGCCCGCGATGACGCGGCCGTGAAGGGCCTTCGCAACCACTTCCCAGAGTTCGTAGGCGCCGATCAACTGGGCATCGCCCAGGCGCCGCGCTTCCTGGCCCTGCGCGTGGCCGGTGGCCACGTACACCATCCACTGGCCGTTGATCTGCGGCAGCGTCTGGCCAGGCGAGCTCGTCTGGCCGCCCGCGAACGCCACATAGATGCCCGGCGTCTTCGTGAGCAGCCGCTTGAGCGTGTCGTCGTCCCACTCGCCCGGCAGCGACTCCACCATGCGCACGCGGTCAGCGCACGCGGTCTTCAGCTTGGCGATGAGGTCGGCCTCGACCTGGGCGGTCGACGACGCGGCGACGAGCGGCACGACGGTGGCCATCAGCAGCCGCCCCCGCCCGTCGCGCCCGTCCGGCCCGTCCCCACGAAGGGCGGGTTGATGAAGTCGTCGAGCGTGTCGGAGGTGAAGACGCGCGCCGCCGCGCTCGAGCGCGGACCCTGCGTCGTCTGCACCGGCTGCTGCGCCAGGTCGAGACCCAGCGTCGTCTTGCCGTCGCGCAGATCCTTCAGGAGCGATCGCGCCGTGGTCAGCCGGCTGGCCACCAGGTCGGTGATGCGGTCGGCGTACAGGTAGGCGCGCGCCATGTCACAGGCGATGTTCACCAGCACGCGCGGCACTGAGGTCAGCGGCAGCTGATAGCGCGTGGACAGGTAGAGGTCGATCTCGGCGGCCGCGTCCTCGAGGGCGTCGTTGCACTTGTCCTCATCGACCGCAACCGACTGCTCGTCGCTGAGCTGGATGATTTCGACCTGGCCGAAGCGGCGCACCAGGTCGTCGATCGTGGCGTAAGTGTTGCTCATGCCTGGAACCTCGAGACGATCGAAGCGAGGACGTTGGTCTTGGGCGTCCAGCTGCTGCCGGGCGTGGGGAAGGGGCCGAAGCTGTCCGCCTGCGGCGAGCGGTATTCCCAGACCGTGAAGCCCACGTCGGCGGCCACGAGCATGTCCAGGGCCGCGGGCAGCAGCGTGTTGCCCGGATCGCGCGAGGACTCGCACCCGATCTGCTGCACGAAGATGCCCACGCCGTAGTCGTCGCGCAGGCTCGTGAGCCCGCCGAACTTGGTAGGCAGCGTGTCCGTGTTCGCAACGGTCGCGCCCAGCTCGTTCCCCGTGAAGGCCACATTCACGAACGTCGTGTCGTAGACCGAGCGCGTCTTGGCGATCGCGTAGGCGTTCGGGCCGCCGACCATGATGATCGTGTCGGGGTCGGCCTTGCGGATGACCGAGAAGCCTTCGACGTAGAAGTCGTGCACCGCGGAGGCCGGAAAGCCGGGCGGCGCCTGTTCAGGGCTCACCTCGAGGATGGCGATGTTCGGCACATGCCGGTACCGCTTGGCGATGAAGGCCCACAGCGCCCAGAACCGCGCGCGAAAGGCGGCGTTGTTGTAGAAGTTCTGGCCGCCCGTGCCACCCACCGTGTTGGGGACCGGATAGGTGCAGTAGTTGAAGGTCGTCGTGTCGTCGGGCATGCCCTGCGAGCCGTTCTGCCCACAGTTGCTGTCCAGCGTGAGGATGATCTTCAGACCGACGGAGCTGCACCACGCGATGTACTGGTCGAGCTGCGCAAGATGTGCCGGGTCGATGAAGCCTGGCGCGTTCGGGTCGTAGCTGTCGAGGTTGGTGCCAGCGTAGAAGCCGAACCAGCGCAGCGGGATGCGCACGCAGGTCGCCCCCTCGGTGACATGGTCGCGCGCGTCGGTGGCCACCACCTGGCCCCAGTGGCCCCAGTTCCAGCCGCGCAGCGGCTTGGCCAGGGGCACGCCGGCCTCATCGAGCCAGGTACTGCCCGCCAGGCGCATGCGCGGCGCCGGCGTAGCCAGCGTGTCGGGCAGCGACTCGGTGTCGACGAAGAGCGAGTCCGTCATTGCGTGACGTCGGGGACGACCTGGATGACGCCGCCAAAAGGCGTGAGGATGGTTCCGTTCGCGTCCGTGATCTGGAAGTCCCAGGTCCAGACGCCGGCGACCAGCGTGAGAAGGCGCGGAGGCACCCGGAACAGCCAGAGCGAGGCGCTCACGATCACGATCGAGCCGTCAGCCGTCGTTAGCGTGTCGCCGAGCACGGACGGCCGCGCCGCCTTGCGGAACTGCATGCGCGCGGAGACGGCGGCCGCCGCCGGCGTCGCGCCGTTCACGTTGACCGTGATCGGGTCGATGCCAGCCCACGTGTCGCCGTGGATCGCGTAGGAAAGCGTCACGCGCTGCATCAGTACACCAGCGCCGTGTTGTGGAGCGCCTTCCAGCTGTTGGCGGCGTTCGACGCATCGCACACGGCCAGAACACCGGCGGGAATCGTTCCGGCGATCGCCTTGGTCTTGACGACATTCCCGGCGTTGGCCGCCCGGGTGAGGGCGGTGTTGGCCAGGTCGATGACGAACTCCGGGCCGTTCACGTCAAGCGTGATCGAGGTGAAGGTGCCGTTGAACTGGCCTGCGCCGCTGGCGAAGGTCGCGAACAGGCCGGATCCGCGGAACTTGCGCGTGCCGCCCACGCCGGCGCCCATGTTGAAGATGCTGTTGAACTGGCCGCGAATGTTGTTCACGCAGTAGTTCTCGTTCGCGGAGCTGTCGCTCGCGATGAGGTACGTGCTGCCGCTGTTCGCGTAGGCGTCGTCGATCGTGCAGTTGTTCAATGCGCCCGATCCGCCCACACGCACGATGGAATCGCCGTCGAGATTCGCCACGCTGAGCAGCTTGGCGTTCACGATCGTTCCCTGGTTGACGTACAGGAGCGCAGCCTTCGTGCCCGTGCCGTTGACCTCCTGCATATCGACGTCGCTGATCAGCAGCTTGGTGATCGTCGTGCCCGCGCTGGTCTGGACGATGCTGGTGAAGGCAGCTGTCGGAAGCAGGGTGTTGTTGTTCGCGAACTTCACGTCCGAGATCTTCAGCGAGCGGATCACCGCGCCGTTCTGGACGTTGAAGACGGTGCCCTTCCACTCAGCGAAGCCGTTGGCCAGGTTCAGGCGCGCGTGCACGCGCTCGATCGTCAGGCTGTCGTAGTTGCCAGCGACGGCGATCGCGCCGATCAGGCCACGGCCCGTGACGATGGGGTTCGCCCCGTCGCCCATCGGGCTGGGCAGCGTGATGTCGCGCAGGATCACGTTCTTGCGCTTGCCCACGGTCGCGGCCGCGGCGCTGATGTCGGTGAAGACGCGGACCTCGCCGCCGTCCGATCGGCGGACGTCGACGCGCTCGATCGTGAGGCCGTCGATGTTGATCTCGATCGCGTTCTCGACGGGCGTTCCGGTATCCGTGACGATCGAGGTGATGGCGCTCGTCGTCGAATCGACCGTGCCCGTCAGGTTGCGAACGACGATGTTGCGGAACACCTTGCCCGTCGTGCTGTACAGGCGGCAGAGCTCGGTGTGGTTGTTATTCGCGCGGACGTTCTCGATCGTCGCGTTGATGACGTCACCGGAACCGTAGTCGGCGTTCCAGTTGATGACGTAGGGCGCGAAGTCGGAGTTGCCCAGGGCCGTGAGGTTGTCGCCGTCCTGGCCGCTCATGCCCTGCAGCAGCACGTTGCGCGCCGGGCCGTTGATGTGCCAGCCGTCTGACGCGGTCTTGGGCGCCTCCATGCCGTACGTCGTCACGCCGGCGCAGGCCGTGGCGTAGAAGGAGTACTTCCGCGAGTTCGCAACGCGCAGGCCCGGCGTGCTCAGCGTGCTGATGCTGTTGAAAATCAGCGCATGCGCGTCGCACGACTGATTCACGATCGACCGGTTCGCTTGGTCGTAGTCGAAGTAGCTGCCGTTGTCGCAGGCAATCTCGATGTTGCGCGAGCCGTAGACGGTGCACGAGCCGGAACCGGCGCCGCGCGTGTCCGGCACCGACCAGGTGTTGCCCGAGACGGAGTCGACGAAGTACAGCCCGGCGACGGTCGCGCCGAACAGGGTGACGCAGTCGCCCGTGCGCCGCGAATGCCCGGCCTCGGTGATGGTCAGCGTCGTGGTGTTGCGCGACCAGGTGGCCGCGCGCGCTCCGTCGCACGACGAGACGACCTTCACCGCCTGCGTCACCGGGGCGTTCACATAGGCGCGCGCCACGGAGACGTAGAGGCTCTTCCCGTTCGAGCTGACGAGCGTGTACTTGCCATCGGCCGCGGAGACGTCGACGGCGGCGCCCTCGGTGTCGCCAGGCGCCGTGTAGTACAGGCGCAGCGGGGCGGCCACGGTGCGGATCTGGCCGGTGCCGCTCGGCGTGGTGCTGTCCGCGCAGATGACGAAGACTGCGCCGATGGTCAGGTTGCCCGTCGTGCAGGCATTGCCGTTGCGCAGCATCGTGCGCCCGTAGGTGCCGAAGAGCTGCAGGACGGAGCCCGCGACCAGGCGGACGCGGCAATTCGACGGGACCAGCATCGTGTCGCTGATCGAGACCGTCGCGTCGGCATCGAGCGTGACGTCGCCGCCATAGGACAGCGCCGTCTGCATGTTGGCCGCATCGAGCAGCGTGGCCTGCACGCCCGCCATCCCGGCGAGCACCTGCACCGATGCGAGAGCGACCCCGGGCGCGCGACGCGTCATTGACCGTTCCCCATGAAGACCGTCACGGCCTGGTTGCCGTTCGGGGACAGCAGGGCGATGTAGGTCGCGCCGCTGCGGGAGTACGTCTGCGCCGTCTGCGGAAAGATCGGCATGCTGTTCGGGGTGGCGACGACGTTGATGTCACCGACGCGCGCGTACACGATGAGCGGGCCCGGGTTGTAGACCATCACGTCCTCGAGCCCCGCGTTCGACGCGCCCGTGAGCGCCGTGGGCGCCGATGCAGCGGTCGCGACGATCGCCTGCCCGTCGCTCAGCAACGTGAAGTTGGTCCTGGTTCCCAATCGAGCCTCCGAAGCGTGTTGTGGATCCGACCTGGTGGTCGATCAGGCGGCGGCCGAGTCCAGCTCGAGCGCGCCGACCAGGTCGAGGCCCTCGGCTTCGCCCAGCGTGAGCTCGATCGGCTCGCCAGGCTCGTAGGGCACTTGGTCGTGTGTGATGTGCGTCTTGGCGACGCGCACGACCGTCTGGGCCTTCTCGGTCTGGGTGAGCTTCTTGGCCTGGTTGGCCTTCTGGGCAGTTGCCATGTCTGGAGTACTCCGAGCGGGAAGTTGTGCGGGTCAGGAAAAAGGCGGCGGAGAACTGGCCTCCGCCGCCTCGGGCGCGTTGGCTGGTGCGGCCGCCCTCAGGCGACGGCGTTCTGCCAGTAGTAGGAGACGTCGCTCGCGGAGACGACTTCCTTGACCGACTCGCCCACGCGCACGCGCACGCTGCCGCGCAGGCCCGTCTTGGGCTCGGCCATCTCGCCGGCGATGCGCACGCCGAACTGCGCGGTGAAGCCCCAGGTGGGCATGTCCGCGTTCGCCGCATCCTCGCTGACGTACATGGCGGCGGCGTGCTTGCCCCAGACCCGCGTCATGTTGGCCGTCTGGCCTTTCTTCGCGGTGTTCACGAAGCCGGCGCCGACGATGATCTGCTTGATCTCCAGCACGTCGGCCAGCTGCTGCCGCGACACGGAGCCGCCGGTCTGCGCGGTGCCGAACACGGCCTGCACGATCTTCGGATGCTGGCGCAGCTTGGTCCACGTCGCCTGGCCGAGCGTGAGCACGTTCGGGCGGAAGATCGGCACGTCCAGGCCGGCCAGGATCGCGTCGAGCGGGTTGGAGTTGACGAAGTCGCTCCACTGCGACGTGCCCGCCAGCGTCGTGTTGTTGACGTGGTTGGCGGTGTTGAAGACCGTGGCCGCCACGCGCACCTCGCGGTCCAGCAGGATCAGACCCGTCGTCAGCGACGTCGACTTCATCAGCGGACTCGTGGCGCCCTCGGGCTTGGGCATCGCTTCCCAGGCCTCGATCTCGTCGTTCGGGACGATGTCGTCCAGGCCCCAGTCCAGGCACTCGTCGTTGACGCCCACGCCGCCGAACTCGACGACATTGGGCTCGCTGCGGCGGCCGACCTTGGTGTCGGGCACCGTGTAGCCGTCGGCGGCCGTGTACTTCGTGTAGTTGAACTTCTTGCCGCCCTTGGGCGCGCGCGGCATGACCTGGTCGGCGATCAGGTCGACGTCGCGGTTCTTGTAGCCGATCGCGATCGCCGAGAGGGTCGGATTGACCGGGAAATTGGTGGTTGCCATGTCGTCGTGGTCCTGTGAATGGTCTGCGGTGGTGGTGCGATCAGCCCTGCATCACGCCAGGCGCAAGCAGGATGTTCACGACGTCGCCGAGGGCGGTTGCGGCCTCGGTCGCGTAGCCGATGAGGCGCACGTTGGAGCCGGCGGCCGGCGCGGCGACGACGGCACGGCCGCTGGCGTCGCTGGTGAGCGGGTCGCCCTCCGCGAAGACGCCGCCGGCGGTGCACCAGGCGATGCCGGTCACCTGCGCGTCGAAGCGCTCGCCGGTGGCGGCCGTGACGTCCTGGCTGACGCCCATCAGCTTGTCGGTGGCCGCAGCCGCCACGGTGGCGATGCCCGCCGCGCCCAGCTTGACGATCGTGTACTTGGGGACAGCGCCGTTGGCGACGACTGCCTTTGCGAGACCGGGTGCGCTCATTGAGCGGCTCCTTCATGTTGTGCCACGACGTGCTCCACAGCGCGCTCGATGCTCACGCTGCGCCCGGCCTGGCGTTCGGATTCCTGGAAGTCCTGCGCGGCGCGCGCGAGGGCGGGCGCGTCCGTGAGGTCGACTTGCGCGCTCTTGCCGTCGGGCCTGGCCACCTCGCGGAACTCGACCTGCTTGGGCAGGAGGGCGATGAGGTCGCGGAAGACCTGGAGCGCGGGGCGCTTGGTCTCGACGCCACCCTCGGTGAACTCGGCGACCTGGACGGTCGCGGGCAGCTGGGTGGCCAGCGTCATGACGTGCACGCGCTGGGCCGGCGTGAGCTTGCCGTCGCGCACGAGCCCCTCGCAGAAGTTCGTCCAGTCCGCCTTGAGCGCGTCGGCCTCGCGTGCGGCGATCGCCGCCTCGCGTGCACCGATGACGCGCTCGCGCTCGGCGAATTCGGCTGTTTGCGCGGCCGGGTCTTTTCCTGCCATCAGAGGCTCCTTCGGGGTGAGGTAAGTGGTGCGGAGTTCGCGGAACGCGGGCTGCAGCGTCTGGTCGGCGTCGGACTCGGCCGCGGCGCTCTGCTGCAGCTGGTCGACGACGTAGCCGGGGATGACCTGGTCGGCCGTGTCCTGGCCCTTCTCGCCGATGAACCACTCGCGCAGGCGGCGCCAGAGGCTGGCGTTCTGCATGTCGTCCCAGTCCATGAAGTTCACGACGCCCTTGCCGCCATCGGCGAAGGACGCGTTCTTCAGGCCCTTGACGGCGGGCGGCTCGGCGCCGAGAAATCCGACGTGGCGCAGGTACCAGGTACCCGGCTTCGGATTGACCTCGGAATCGGGGGCGTAGAAGCTCGCGGAGATCTTCTTGAAGCGGCCCTTGTCGACCAGCTCGGCGAACGCGGGGTCGACCTGGCTGGGGTTGGCGGACAGGACGCCGCCATCCAGCGACAGGCCGGAGACCCAGCCGTAGGCCGGCAGGTCTGCCTTGGGGTGCCCGATGACGATCGGGGCTTCATGCAGCGCCGTGTCGTAGGAGTCGACGCAGGCCTGCAGTTGCTCCTCGGTGAACTCGAGGCGCGCGCCGTCGGCCGTGACGTGGCGGCCGGCGCGGAAGATCTCTATCGGATTGGTGGGTTTGCCCATGCGTCTCTGCTCGTTCGCGCTGCGGGCTGCAGCGACTTGACAGAGACGACTGTGCCGACTGGCGTCGGCGGGATCATTTAACGCGCGTTACAGATCGCGGTAGGCGAGATGCGCTCTCGCATTTTGCACGGCTTCGAGAAACTAGGCTGCGATCACACACTCGTTGCCGAGCGGTGCACTCATGAAGAACTTCATCTTCTTGCACCGAACGTTGATTGCTTGCCCCTTCTTCAATGCTGCGACGCGCGCGACCTCGCCGTCCTTCATGTATAGCCGCGCACCCATGAAGTCGTTGCCAGTGGCAAGCTCAATGAGCATGGCATTCGTGAAGTCCTTTTCGACCTTGACCACTTGACCGGAGATGAGTACCTCTCTTCCGTTGATGGCCTGGTCTTCGGCAACCTCGTTGGCTTCGTAGTCGCTGGCCAGCTTCTTAGCGGTCGTCACGAATGCCGTTGGCTCTTCTGACTGCGCATGCTGTGGCGCCGTCTCAGCCTGTCGGGTTGGTGCGGTCGAAGTACTGGAATTCCTCTGTGCCAACGCTCCAGCGATAACCCAAATGGCGACAGCTACGAATCCAATCGCGATGTTGCGAACTGGCTTGCTGATCATTGAACTTCTCCCAGTTATGCGCCGCGACTCGCGGCACAGCTTACGTGTCGAAATGGAGATAGGCGATCAGCAGTGCCAGAAGCACAGCTGCGATCGCGAGTATCCAAGTCTGAGTCCTCACGAGGCGATCGAACTCATCCATGTCATTCATAGTTCTCAAGCTACCGAAATGTCACTCCGGCCCACCTTACGCGGCCGAGTACTTCGAAGTCACGCCCATCCTTGTTGATGTCGACTTCGAATGGCGGATACGTCTCGTTCTTACTCGCCACGCGGATTCGTCCACCAGGTAGACGCTGAAGCAGCTTGACGAGCAGCGATCCGTCAATGCGAACGAGATACGCGCCCTCGATCGCCACGCCTGTGTCCTGCCTGTCGACCAAGACGACGTCGCCACTGTGAATCGACGGCTCCATGCTAGTCCCCATCACATTGACCAGCGCCACCCTGTTGTGGGGTATCCCAAGCTCATTGCGCAGGTAGTCAGTCCGGAAGACGCTCATCGCCTTGACCGTCTCGACCTGGTCAAACCCTCCGTGGCCTGCGCTCGCGTACACGTCGAAATGCGGCACAAAGACGTGATCGCCTTGCTCCACGGCTTCGGTTTGGCGCTGAGCCGCGTCATCTCTCCGAGCACCCGGATCTATCCCCAAGAGCCAGAGTACCGAGCATTCGAGAACCTGGGCGAGAAGACAGAGCTGGAATGCGTCGGGCATGTTCTCTCCCCGCTCGAACTTTCCAATGGTGTTCTCGTGCAATCCAAGCAGCGCTGCCACCCAAGTACGTGGGCGGCTGCGTCTCGCCTCGCGAAGTCGCTCGCCCAGACGGAAGGCCACTGTGTCGTGCAAGGCATCGCGTTCGGACTCCAGCAGGGCCGCCGTGTGCCAAATCGCCTCACCCTCCGGAAAGGGTTCTCGTTCAGGCGGCAACGGCGCAGCCGCATCGCTCTTAGTGTTCATGGACACAATTTTAGTGCATCACTCACCCAGCAAACAGTAGGTTCTCGTCCCCAGTTCGGGTGGGGCGCACACGAAAAGTAGGTGGGGAACGCGCGTGCAGTTGTGCAGTAAATAGCACGTTGACCCTGTTGACATACCGTTTCTAGTGTCTATGATCATGCGCATGGACACGAAAAAGCGTGAGTTGACCCCGGATTGGCATCCTGCCGACGTGAAAGCCGCCCTCGAAAAGAAAGGCGTGTCTCTCCGTGCGTTGGCAAAACGGTATGGCTACAGCCACATCCAGCGCGTTCTGACGAGCCCCTGGTGGGCTGCCGAGCAACTGGTGGCTGGCGAACTTGGGGTCCCGGCCGATCAGATCTGGCCGAGTCGCTACACGCTTAGCGAGCGGCGCGGCAAGGGCATGACCCGAAACGAGGCCGCAATGCGAGCGGTCAAGAAGGCCGCCCGTCAAGCCGCGAGGGGCACGAAGTGACGCGCCGCCGTCAGCTGCCGCCGCAGATGGCGGAGGCCTTCCAACGGCTCGACCAGGCATTCAATGGCCCCGTCCCTGCCGCGACTGGCTGGCCGTTCAGCAATCCGCCCCGCGTTCAGCGGCTGCTCGATGACGCGAAGCGAGCCGGTGCCAAGCCTGGAGCGAAGTCATCGGTGACGACCCCCAAGGTCTGCCGTCTTGTTACAGCTGTCGAGGCGGGGCAGTCCGTGAAGGCTGCAGCGGCCTCACAAGGCATGTCTGAGCGCACCGCCAGGCGTGTCCTGGCCGGCATCCATCCAGCGCTGAATCTGCCCGCATTGGCCGAGGCGGGGGTGTCTCTGCCAGTCCGGAATACCCACGGAAAGGCCGGAAAGGGGCGGCAAATTGATTTGCCTGTCCATACCGGTACCCATGCCGCACCCCTGCCCCCGAACGCGCCCTGCGGGCCGTCCGCTGAATCGGCTGTCGCCGACCCGCAAGAATCGAGGGTAAGTACTGGTTTGCGGACCCCGGCTGAGGCCCACGCCGAGTTTGAGCGCAAGGGAATCTCGGTCGCGTCCTGGGCGCGTGAGAACGGCGTCAGCCGCTCGCTGGTCTACGAGATCCTCGCCGGCCGCAAGCGCTGCCACCGGGGCGACAGCCACAAGATCGCCGTCCTGCTGCGGCTGAAGGCCGGCGAACTCGACGGCTCCATCGGAGAACCCGCATGAGCGCCGCCCATCCCGAGGTCGTGGCGGAACCCTTCCTGGCCGCCTGCATCTGCCCGCGCTTCGCCGCCTGGCTCGAGCGTTTCCCGGCCGCGGCCTACGAGCTGGCCAAGATCGTGCCGGCCGAGGCCACCGCCGTCACGCTGCGCCGCGCCGACCTGGCCGGCGTCATCAACGCCCCGATGGCGCGCCAGGCGACCGATTCGCGCTCGAGCGCGGCGGAGGACCGTCGCCATGTCTGACGTCGCCGCCCTCCGCACGGAGTTCCAGGAAGACGACGGCGCCTATGAGGCCGTGCGCGACGCCTGGTGGGATGCGCTGCTCGATGAGGATCGGGCCTTCTGGTGCCGCCAGTCCGGCCCCTACGCCCTGATTCCCGAGGATCCCTGGACGACCTACCTGCGCACCTGGGGCGACGGCACGCCCCGCGAGGTCTTCGCCCGCCTCATGCGCGCGCGAATCGAGGGATCCAACCCCGAGGTGCGGCGTGGCTGACGACGCATCGAACCTCACCGTGGCCTGGCTGAGTGCGTCCGAGCTGGCCGGCCTGCCCGGCATGCCCGGCACCGCGCGCAGCGTGCGCCGGCGCGCTGACGCCGAGAGCTGGCAGCACGCCGACGTGCCCGCCCCGGGCGGCATGCGCCGCGTCTTCGCCATCCAGACGCTGCCCGCGGCCACGCGCGCCGCCCTGGGTGTCGCCGCCAACGACGCCTCCACCAGCTCGATCGCGGCCCAGGCCGGCGCCACCGAAGGCGCCAAGGCGCGCCTGCAGGAAGACATGACGACTCGATCCCGCCAGGCCCGCCGGCAGTCCGCGCTGCGCCAGTCCACCCAGCTCAGCGCCACGCGCCAGACCGTGATGGACGCCAAGCTGGCCATCCTGCGCGAGCTGGACCTGTGGCTGCAGGCGCGCGGCCAGACGCCCACCCAGGGATCGCCGGCGTTCGTAGCCGCCTACAACTCTGGCCAGGTCAACGTAGAGGGCGCCATCCGCCTGGCCGTGGACACGGTCAGCGTGCGCAGCCTGGACCGCTGGCGCGCCACCGTGCGCGAGCAGGGCATCGCGGCTCTGGGCGGTGCCTACGGCAACCGCTCCGGCGGCGGCCGCCTGGACGTGGACGCCGAGCTGCACGAGTTCGTCGTGGGCATGCTGGTGAGGTTCCCGCACTGCCACGCGAGCCACGTTCAACACGGCCTCGATGCGCGCTTCGGCCCGGGCAACTCGCGCTTCCCATCACCTCGCGCCCTTCGGCGCTGGATCGGCGACTGGCGCCTGCAGAACGCGCAGACGGTGATGGCGCTGGAGAACCCGGACGCCTGGAAGAACCACTACATGGCCGCCTTCGGCTCGAGGTCCGAAGGCATCGACACCGTCAACCGGCTCTGGGAGATGGACAGCACGCCGGGCGACGTGATGCTGCAGGACGGACGCCACACGGTCATCGGCGTCATCGACGTTAAGAGCCGGCGCCTGAAGCTCCTCGTGAGCAAGACGTCCGTCGCCGTCGCGGTGGCCGCATTGTTCCGCCGCGCGCTCCTGGACTTCGGCGTGCCCGAAGAGGCCAAGACCGACAACGGCTCGGACTACGTCTCGAACCACATGGAGCGCGTGTTCGTTTCGCTGGACGTCAAGCACACCACCTGCGATCCGTTCTCACCCTGGCAGAAGCCGCACATCGAGCGCGCCCTTGGCACCTTCAGCCACGCGCTGGTGGAGCTGCTGCCCGGCTTCATTGGCCACGACGTTGCTGAGCGCTCCGCGATCGAGGCGCGCAAGAGCTTCGCCGACCGCCTCATGACGCGCGGCCAGGTCGTCGAGATCAACATGACCGCGCAGGACTTCCAGGAGTTCTGTGACCAGTGGGTGGAGAACATCTACCACCACGACCCGCACGCCGGCCTGGACGGCCAGACCCCGTTCCAAGTCGCGGCGGCTTCGCGCGGCACGATCCGCCGGATCGACGACGAGCGCACGCTGGACGTGCTGCTCGCGGCCGCACCTGGTGGTGACGGCTGGCGCGTCGTGGGCAAGAAGGGCATCAGCCTGGATGGTGGCCACTTCATCGCGCCCGAGCTTGAGGCCTGGATCGGCCAGCGCGTGCGCGTGCTCTACGACGAGGTCGATCATGACCTGGGCCGCGTCTTCGTGTTCGGCGGCGACGACCTGCGCTTCATCTGCACTGCGGAATGCCCGGAGCGCTCCGGCGTCGATCGCCGCGAGGTGGCCATCCACGCCCGCGAGATGCAGAAGAAGCGCGTCCAGGAAGAGCGCCGGGCGCTGAAGGCCGCCGCCAAGAAGGCGGGCGTCGACGACATCGTCACCGAGATCCTCACCAAGCGTGCCGAGGAGGCCGGCAAGCTCGCGCGCTTCCCCGCGCCGAGCGAGACCCACGCCAGCGCGGGCCTGGACGCC